CGAAAATACCGGATGCTGCACGGTCCCATGCATATTGACGAATGCGAGACATCGAGAACGTACGGTAGCGGCGGTCGTGCATAACGAACGACACCTCGCCACCATTACCAGGAATGCGGAACTTCTGCCGTTTGTAGATATTGAACTTGCGACAGAACAACGAATTCTGGAACGGCGTGACGCCTAACTCCGTGGGCGTCAACTGGGCCCCGATAGTAGCACCTGTATCTGGCTCCTTCATCGGACCCTGCTTGAGGAAACCAACATCAAACACATTCTTCGGACTCGACCATGCCTCGTCCTCACGAGAGCGAGCACGGATAAAGTACACTTCCACCAGTGCATCATTACCACCAGAATTGACAATCGTCACTTCCATTGTAGCATGATAAGCGTGGATCTTGTGATTAACAGAAGCAAGCGTAGTAGAGGTCCAGTTGGTCCAATCAGTGCCTGCGGCCTCGAACATAGTCTGACCCATATCGTTGGTAGTGTTCAAATTGGGATTGTTTGACCCATTCAAACCATACATCATCCACGACACACTATTGCTCAACCCATCCGGAGACCACAAATCTGGTGCAAAAGAACGGCGAACAAGATGAGATGAACCGAGAGTAGCGTTGCGAACTGCCTTCACAACACGCTTCGACCACTTGCGACGATAGCGCTGCTTGCGACGCTGCTTCCACGTCAAGCGTCGCTTGCGATAATCGGTCTTGTAATCGTAGTGGCCGGTAAGGGGTGCAGAACTTGAGGCCATGGAGCGAGAACCCTGATCCACCCGACGCCGCTTGGCTGCGCCACTTGCGAGCTGACGGGCAATTGCATAATTCGCGACTGGAGCAACAACACGAGCAACACGGGCAACGGGAGTAGCGACATTATTATATATGCGCCCGAGGGCATTATTGCGATAACGTACAACTGACATGACAACCAGGTCACGTGCACGGAATGGAGCATCACGTGATTGAAAGAGACGCTGCGGTGAACTTTCGGAGGGGTATAAATACCCCTCGTCATCCCTCACTTACCTCACTTGGCTAAGGCTAGTAACATTAAGCCTTAGCCAAAAATGCCACGCTTCCAAGGAAAGACATTCCTATTGACATACGCTCAAGCCGACCGTATTGCCTCGAAAGAAGCGCTACACGAGTGGCTACTGACATACTTCCCACAAAAACTCATCACCTGCCGGGAGCAACATGAAAATGGCGGAGTGCACTACCACGCAGTACTGCAATTTGCGACGCGGCAAGACTTCCGCGATGAACGTCGATTCGACTGGCAAGGACACCACCCGAATATTGTCACCGTACGGGCACCCAAACGGGCAGTGGAGTACGTGGCAAAAGATGGCGACTACATCAACATGGGATTCACCATTGAAGCACTGAAAGAAGACATCTACGAAGTACTGGCCGAGGAAATCGGGCTCAACACCAACCCTACTGAAGTAGTGCGCAACACCATTGGCCGAACCGGCACTGCAGGGCTACGACTGTACAACCAGATTGCATCTTACGCTGATCGGATGATGCGGCCGAGGGCCATGCACCTACCGAAGAAAATCTACCCGGAAGAGTTCCGCATTGCAGACCCATTCCTTCTTGGGTGTATCACTGCATTCATTCAGGACGTGGCCGTTGGTCGCGGCGATCGCGACAACCGCAAAAGTCTCTGGATCCATGGACCCTCTCGACTGGGCAAGACTGTACTGGCTCGTTCACTCGGTACTCACTGGTACATGAACGGGGGATGGAACATTGAGAACTTCGATGACGACGCTGAGTACGGCGTGCTGGACGACCTGACATGGGATCAACTCAAATACAACTACAAAGGGATGCTGGGGCTACAACAAGATGTCGTTGTAACGGACAAGTACAAAAAGAAATCTAACATCAAGGGCGGCCGACCGGTGATCGTGTTGACAAACACTCTGCCGGACTTTACCGCTGACGAGTGGGCGTGGCTGGGGGTCAACGTGACATTCGTCGCTGTGATCAATCGTCTATATTAGCTTGAATGTCCTCCAGACAGGCGCTTCGCTGTATGAAAGGTCTCCGGCCGGACCCCCCAAGGGGGGCCCCCCGGCCGGGCTCCACCAATACAAACTGTTTGTGTGTAATGGGCAATTGTGCAAATATATTGGGGAAAAGCGGAAAAAAACCCCACCAAAACAACTTAATTACGACCATCCGTTGGAGTATCATCACGAGCAAACTTCAACCTGTAACGACGGGTTACGTTGAATCCAATAGTAGTAGGCAACGCAGGCGATGCCGGCTCGCCTCCTACCGAGAAGGTGTTGGCAACACCATTCCACTGTACGAAAATACCGGATGCTGCACGGTCCCATGCATATTGACGAATGCGAGACATCGAGAACGTACGGTAGCGGCGGTCGTGCATAACGAACGACACCTCGCCACCATTACCAGGAATGCGGAA